CTGGCGTAAAGTCCCAAAGAGTTCCTTCTGAATTACTAAAATTTATATTGCAAAAACTATCTCCAATAGCAGTGAAAGTATACTCCCCATCATAAGGAAAGTATTCTTGCCAAACCATAGTATAAACCTTACCTACATATGCACTACCCTCTGCATCACTCTCAGGCACAGGAGATATAGCATACTTATTCATAAAAGTGTCGTCAACAACCACAATAGGATTTCTCTTGGTTGGATCTCTAAAAGAAAGTCTATAGGTTAAATCATACGTACTCTCTTTTCTTTTTTGATCCTTTCTTGTATTATATTTATTTTTATTTGGTGCTTTTATCGTTTGTTTATTTTTTGCTTTAAATCTACCTCTCTCTGCAGTAAGTTGCAAATCATCATTATCATCCTTCGATCCTACATAGTCAGCAAAAATTACTTTACCCTTTCCAGGACCTCTTTCTACAGATTTTCCACCCTCTTCTCTTACGAGACCTTGTTCAATTGCTCTATCAACATTCTTAACCTTTCTTTTTTTATCAGAGGTAACAATATAAGTTGTATTAACTCTAACTCTTTTAATTACTTTTCTACTTGCGGACTTTCTATCTTTGTCTACTTTAAACTCTCTAGCTATACCTTTAATACTAAATTTATGAGATCCATCTTCTGCCTCAAAGTTAAATTCTAAGTTTCTATTACTTTCCGAACCTTGACTATAAATTTCAAACTCAACAGGAACTAAACCAGTAATCTTATCAGGTTTGAGAAGATCTCCACCCCAAGTCCAATGATCAACAGGAAAAACTACATTATTATTTTTATTTTCACCTACAACAATAAGTGGTTTTTGACTTCTACTATCCCACCAAGTTCCTGTTGATTTTCTTTGAATAAACTCTTGATATTTTTGAGTCTCTGATCTTATAGGGTCCTGAAAATAATTTGCATAATCATTTGGATTCCAATCACCTATAATTTGACTATTTACGGGGTCAAGTCTGACACCATATTCATTTTCAAGGAAATTTGGAATTAGAGTTTCTAAATCTAAATTCTCAAACTCATCTTGATCACTATAAGTTTCAAGCACAGTTGCAGTTTCGCCAAGAAATGCCTGAGCATTTACTCTAGTTGCCAGTCCAAAAGTATCTTTAATTTCTACAAGTGGTGGATACTTATATCCAAAACCGCTATGAATTAAATCGACCGCAAGAATTGATCCATCACTACCAACGACAGCGTTTGCTTGAGCTCCAATTCCTCCTCCACCTAAAAAATTAACTTCTATCTTATTAACATGACCCAAATCAAGACTGGGATCGATCCCATCAATACCACCACATGCACTCACATCATTTTTTGGTCTAACATCTTTAGGTCTTAATGCATTGACTTCATTAATATTTAAATATCTTACTCCATCTCTATTAGATATAACAAACTGTGTACCAGGTTCAAGTTTCGCATATTTGTTGGCTTCAAAAATAGTTACATCAGAAACGTAACCTCTATCTGCAGAGATATATCCAACTCTAATGTCTTCTTTTCGCGAATTTCCAAAAAAATTGAATCTGCTATTCTTCTTCATACTTATAAAAGTATTTCCCTACTAATATACGAATATTTATGAGGTTGGGTCAACCCTTGTTTGAGGTATTGGAATATTTTCAACCTCCGTTTGTCCTTTTGCTGGTTTTGCAAATGGTATTGTTTTCTGAGACTTAGGAGTTTCTTCGCCATTAGCAGCTGCAGCATTGATAGATTCTGCACTAGGAAGCTGCGTCTGAGACTGACCTCCCCCACCACCATCAAGAGTATAGAAGTCTGATACTGCTAAGTTGGGTTCCAAATCACAACCAAATATATTCAACTTTATATTTTTAAAATTCATAGCACCAGAAATACTACCAACAATAGTGGAGATTTCTTTAGTTATACCATCAACTTGATTAGTAATGCTAGCAATCTCACTTTGAATTTCGCCAACAAATGATTCCAAGTTATCTAAAAGTTGATCATTAGCATCATTTACATCATCTATAGTACTTCTAATCGTAGAAGCAACGATATCCTCAGCATAACACATCGGAACTCTTGGTGCTGTTTCAAACTCAACTCCTTTTCTCACCTGCTGTTTTGCCTTCTTCTCAAGACCATCTAAGTCAATACTATCCTGCAACTTACTTAAGATTTGACCTGCAAGTTTTTGAATAATTTTACTATACAAACAGTAAGTCAGTTGGGTCATTTGCTCTTTTATATCTGCAAAGAGGTGTCTAAAACTAGATGGAATTGTTGATACTACGGCAGTTAATCCTTGATTTACAGTCTTAATAATATATTCTGCAATTTTATCAAATATTATCTTCATATATTTTGCCATTGCACTAGCAGCATCCTCAATCACTTTTCTTATATTTTTAACAGTGTTTGATACTTGTTCAACATAACTTTGAAATGTCTGCAAATACTTATCAATCTTACTGATAAGATTATCTACAATTGTTTGAATATTTTTAACAGCAGATTCCAACTGGTTATCTGCCTTCATCATAGGAATTTTTTCCTTATACTTATCTTGTCTTTTAACATCTGCACTCTCAAGTTGATGAATGCCATCAATATGCTCCTTAGTTGCACCTGGTTGTGGTGAAGTAAGAGGAGATTCCTCTCTCTTTTTTTGTTTTGCTAAAGATTTTTTTATCTTTCTTTCGATAAATTTTACACGTTTTTCTCCTACCAGTCCCTTTTTCGATGCTAAGTCTTCAGCATCAGAAATATATTGTCGTACTACAGGAGACTTAGAAGCAGAAGAAGATAATCCATATTCATTTACTATAGTTGTTGATGATGGTTCTAATGTATATGGAGATATGCCTGGTTTAGTAGTTTGAAGTGCTTCGTCAGGTAAAACTTCTCTTATTGCCTCAGACTTTGCAATTTGTCCTCCAGCAATACCACTAGTGTTCAGAGAACCATTTAGGGTGTCTGTGACTCTATCGTTACCAATTGTTGGCGCAAGACTAGACTGTGAATTATTTCCAAGCACTCCCATAATAACAGGAACTTGCATTTCCTGCCCATCAATAAAGAAACCAAACACCATATTACCTTGGCGAAGGTTAGCAGTCGCGAAGGATTCCGCTTGACCACCACCTCCAGTCACAGGATACATCACCTGTGACCAAGGCAAGTCTTCGGAAGGAATTGATACCTCTCCTTGATCATGAAGACCAATAATTCTTACTTTATATCTCCTTCCCCAACCAGGAACTTGCGCGGGATCAGCATACTTACCAGGGAGAATATTATCTCTCCAAACAGAATCATCTGCAATTTGACCGATCCACCAGTTAAAAGATGAACCTAGAAATCCCGGATTAAAACTAGTAGTTCCTTCCATTAATCCTCGTAGATTCTACATTCGTCTGATTCTGGATTTTCATCGCAATACATTTCAAATGCTGTTGGATCATGATGATCTCCTGCCTCAATATCTTTCTTATGCTCATCGGCATAAAGTTCAAGATGCTTTAATTCATCTGCGATATGTCTACGTCTCTGAGGACTAATACTCCCCTGTTCAAGTTCATTTCTATCGTCATCGATGTGTTGTTCTATTGTTCTATCAGACATAAGTTTTACCTATCTTTTGGTCTTCTCTCAACGGAGTCTCTTACTAAAAGTAATTTAGTATAAGTTCCGCTAAGATCTAAAAAATGACACAGTTCAGTTATAATATATAGACCACCGGATTGTTTATTCATACCGGTAGTTAGTTTTTCCTGTTGTTGGGGAGAGTCTATATATACTGCGTCACCTGCGTGGAGAGAGAAATCTCCCGGAATTACAACCTCTGCTTTAAAAGAAAAGAATTGGTTATACCTCATTATAGACTGATTTAAAACTTTTTCAACCTTTAAGTTTTCATCCTTTGACTTGTCTAACTGTTGCTCAGTTGTTCCACTTGGTAAACTTCCAGTGTCCTTCAATACATACGTTGTTCTAGAAAAGTTTTTAGTTGCACCCTCTCTAATTAATTCTGGGTTCTCTGTTGCAAGTTTCTTACCACCAGTGGTTATAGAACTTTGAGTTTGTCCTGAGTTTGGGTTGGATACTTTATACTGACCATCAAATGGATTAAAAGCAACCAACCGCGTATTACGAGCACCGACTTTTTCCTTATCAACTGTAGTTTGTATATTATTTTTGGAAAAAGATAATGCCTTTGTGTCATATCCCTCTGGTACATTTTTGCCGCAGTCATCAGGAGTATCATTGTAAATAATATATTTTTTGGGAGATTGTCCTAATAATGTATCAATAGATTTGAAATAATAACCCTCAGATGTTTCCCAGAAAAAGAATCCAGCAGTTTTACCAGAAGCAGTTGCTTCTCCACTTACAGCAGGAACTGCTTTCTTAGATAACCAATTTATACTATAAAAAGGTTTTTTAGCGTTGCCCATAAAATTATATTCTTCTTCAAAGGTATCATCAATTCCAGTAGTATCTTTTTCGGTTCCAAGATAATTTGCATCAGTAAGAATCTTCTTTACTGCTATTGATATCTTACCTTTAAACTTCTCATACAATCTTATCTTTTCATTCAGTAAGTATTCTTTTGATACTGAAGAGATTGAAACTAACTGACCATGAGTATCATCTGATAATGGTGTTATATCATTAGCATATAATGTTACCGTAAGTTCGGTTCCTTGATTATCCTCAATAATAAATCTAGACTTTTCTCCTCCAACTAGAGGTAAACCATCAAGTACAGTCTTTCCATCAACAGATGCACCCGTATCAACATATAAAATATTTGCACTTATAGTATCGTTTAATAAACTTTCATAGTATTGAAGTTTAATGATACCACCAATCAACTCAGCAGTTTTCACCCCATCATTTGAGGCAATGTTATAAGACTTTATTAATGCTGGTGATGATAGTGCTGCTCTTGCGTCTGATGACATATCTTATATTTTATTACTATTTAACCAACAAAATTGAGAATTTCTTTGAAGTTGATTGCTGGTCTAGAAGGCATTGCTGGAACAGTAGATGATGCTGACTCCATTGGTGCCTGTGCAATGACTTCTTTACGATCAATCACAATAATTTCACCTGCAGTTGGGTCATTATATGAAGCATAGTTCATTAAAATTTCAACTGCTTTCTGACCCTCTGCTTTATTAACAGCACTCAAGAAACCAGGGAAGGCAGTTTGAATTGCCATTGTAGAATCTTTATCCATAACAAACTCACCACTGGTGAGCATTGCGGGAACTTTATCAATACCTTCCTGCCCATTTACTTCTCCACCAAACTGCATCTTCTGAGATTTCTTTCTAAATTCAGCAGCAATAGAGTCAGTATACTTTGTACCTTTAGTTCCGAATCCATCAGCACCAACGACACCGGTCTTCATCCAGTTTGCAGCACCGCCCATACCCTGATTGTGAGCATAACCTAGTATCTGAAGTTTTCTTTGTGGAGTTGAGTCTTTATATTCAGGTACTCCCATCAAGTAACTATGATTTGCCTTTGTGAATCCGGCAAATAGTTTCTCCTGCAACTCAGCATCCTTTCTAAATGCTTCTCTTGCTCCAGGACCATGACCAGGGTCAACTACACCAGCATATCTAGCACCGTCAGTCTTAGCAGCAGCACCAAGTTGATATCTACCATCATAATGATCGCCACTACCACCAGCAATGTCATATGTACCACCAGATTCTATCTGCGCCACAGTATTTCTAAACAGATTCCAATCCTCTGCAGAGAATCCCATTGAGGAAACTAATTCTCCATCAGATTGCACAGCACCTGATGCCTGTCCTGCTGATGTCATAGGAACACCAGTAGCAGAGTCTCTTACTGTTGCTATTGAACCAGGACCAGCTGTAGACCCACCACCATCAGGTTCAGGTGACATACCTGACATACTTTCAATTGCTTGCTTCAGCATTCCTTCAAGTGTTTTTGGAGTTTTCTTAGTTGTTTTAGTATCTCCAGTTTCCTTTATAGTTTTTTCTATATTTGGTTTATTCTTAGCAAATAATCCTTTAAAAGTATCTCCAACCCAGCGAGATAAATTAGCAGATGCCAGTGGTCCATCTTGGAGAGTATTTGCAGATACAATTCCACCATCATTATATGCAATTGCTAAGTTATTCTTAAGTTTTCCATCCTGGAATCCCTTCACCAATAAATTGGAAAATCCAGCACCAATACTCTTATAGTCAGATTGAGAAGGGTCATCACCTGCAAGTATCTTAGTTGCAGTAGCAAGAATAGGACCAAAGTAATCTATCTGATTAAATGCTTTTGCAGAACCAGAAAAATTAGACTTATCATCATCAGGTTTTACCTTGGAAACTTGCTGAATTCCTTTAGCATAATTTGGATTTAGTTTTTGTTTCTTTGGAATATCTAAAGGTTTAATCTGACCACCTTCTTGGCGTCCTTGTATATCTACTGGTTGTGCTTGCTCTTCAGTACCATAGTATTTCTCAACGAATTCTTGAGCCTGATTGGCATCTTGTTCTGCCAACACATCAACATCGTTAGAAGAATTTTCTGCTGGTTGTGATGGAGGTTCTTTATCTTTAAATATGGTGTCATATAATAACCCACCAAGTTCGGCACCAGCAGCACCTCCCAAAATACTTCCAATAATAGGACCACCAAAAGGTAGGAGAACAGGTATAGTTCCAATTGCTCCACCTAACCAGGTGCCAAAACCGGTTCCAATACCTCTGAATGCGGCTTTACCTACAGGATCTCCCGATACCATAGACAAAACAAATTCCATTATACCACCAATCAGTGGTATATTTTTTACAATAGGTTTGAGAATTTTTGCTGCTGTCTTTACGCCACCTTTACCAAGACCTTTTACTAGTGCTGCTCTACCAAGATTAGTAATCTTAGAGCGACCATACCTACCTCCTAGACTATTAACAGTATCAGAACCAAATCTTGCTATTGCTTTTTTTCTACCAAATTTATCAGCATATCTTTTAATAACATCTGTTTGACCCTTGCGCTGCTGAAAACCCATATCAGTAGCACTTTTACCATCAAAAGTAAGTCTTCCTGACTTTTCTAATCTGTTAATTCTTGCGTCAGCTAATTTACTTCCACTGGAAAAAGTCTCTCCTTTTACTCTACCTCTACGATAATTTATACCCCCTGATTGATCAACACGGGAAATTCCACGTTTTGCTGCTCTACCTGTATTACTTCGGAGACTATCTTTTAGTGCTGCTTTTCTAGCACCCTGTGCTATTTTGATGCCTATCATGGCACCAATCAAAACGCCATTTAATAATTTGTTTATTAATCCAGAAAAATCATCAAACTTTTTAGCACCTTCTTCACCAAAAATATTTTTTACTTGACCTCTTGTCCAATCATATGCTTGATATCCCCAGTCAATAAAAGTAACAAGACCATTAAGAATTTTACCACCAAAATCAATCAACCACTCACCAACATGCATAATACCAGTCAAAATTGGTGTCAGCAGAGGTGCAAACTCTACAAGTTTATAGAGGAGATATCCTCCAAGAACATTCATAATAAATTGTTTTATCCTATCAAGGAAACTCATCCCCGGAATATTGGGCAATTCTAATTTACCCTTAGTCTTCGGTTTCTTTTCTAATTTTGCTTCTCTTGTTCCTCTTCTCTCTTGCTGTTCCTTTTTTTTCTTATCAGTTTCTTCTTTCTTTTTAGAAGCAAGAGTTCCCTCTAACAACCCAGCAATGGTAGTTAGTTTCTCTTTGATAACTACGGTCTTCTCTTGTCCCTCTACTTTCTTGTTACTAGAACTTGGAACAAATTTACTCGCAGAGATGACACTCGTCTTTGGTTTTATGATTGCTGACTCTGCTGTACTAGGAAGTAATTTCATCAGTAATCAATAATTCCTAAGAGGTTTGCTTTTGCTCTAGATGCAGTTGATGCACCAAATTCAGGTATATTATTTCCTGATGGAGAACGTTGTGGTGCAGAACTTTTTGTTCCACCATCAACAATAGTAACCTTTGGTTTTTGTTTTTCTAGTGGGGTAATTTCTGGGACGGTTAGTTTTGCAGGTTTCTTAATAACTGTACCACCCTTATTGTATGCCACATGAACATGGTTAGAGTGAGAGTCTGGGTATTCTCTATAACTTCCATAATTTTTATAGGAAGGAGACCCGTGAATAAGTTCAACAGGATCTACTTTATTCTTTTTATTATACTCAATCAATGATTTAAGAACTGGTGCCTGTTCATCAGTACCACTAACATTATCGGAATGAGATGGTGCCCAACCGCCAATATCAAGTGCTCTTCCATCATAGTGATATGAATTAGCACTATGTCCACTCTTACCCCAAGGTAAATGTTTAGGATGTCTATGAATACTTCCTGTTACTGGCAAAGCAGACTTTTTCTGCTTCATAAATGTACCTAGATCGCCAGCAATTTTTTGACCTTCAGAACCATGTCCATCACCAAGTTTAGCACCCTCAAGGTTTGCTTGTGAATATTCTCTAGTATCTTCTTTCTTACCATCCTTACCACCACCAAGCATAGAACCAATACCAGCCATACTATTAATAGCATTGGTTAGCATCTGAACAAGAGTCATAGGTTTGTTTTTTTCAGATGCGGCAGCTGCTTCTCTCTTCTTTGGTGTCGCAACATTAACATTTTCAAGTTCTTTATATCCCTTTTCAGAATTTGGTAAGTATGAACCATCTTCTCCAAGTTTTGCTCCAACTGAAGCAGCTGACGCGCCAGCGTGCTCGGCAGATAATTCATCATGCCCTTCATCTAACATATGATTTTTAAATGTTTGATATGATTGGTTATGTGCATAAGCAATCTTTGCTTTCGGGTCTGTTGCAATACTATTTGGTGGAGTCTCTACCGGAGAACCAGACTTATAACTTTCTATTGTAGATAGTTCTTTCTTAGTATTTGCAGAGTTTAAAACAAGATTCCATTTGTCAGACTCTGGCGAAACTCCAGTGAGTTTATCTGACCCAAAAACTCCAAGTAGTTTTTTATCAACAACTCTATTCATTTGTTTAACAACCACATCACCATCGGGTGTTCTAGTATATCCAAGAACGTATGTCTCTCCAGTGTCACCTGGGTTTTCAATATGTTTACTACTAATCATTCCCTGCCTATAACTTACAGGATCAAAATCAATCTCACCAACAGGGGCTCCGCCATTAGCATACATCATACCTTCCATAATCTTTGGTTTATTTGTTCCACCACCAGCAGCATTCATTGACATCATAGTGTCAAGACCATACTTCTGCACAGCACCAGCACTCATTACAAATTCACCGTTGGTAAGCATTGCAGGAACTTTGTCTATACCAGTTTTACCTGTGACTTTACCACCCTGTTCATAACCGCGCATCTTCTGCATCATTTCTTCTTGCTGCTTTCTTCTATTGTATAGTTTTCCAGCAAGAGTATCGTTACTCACCTCTCCCAATTCACCTGTGGTTGCTTTCTGTGCATCACCACTAAACCAGGACATTGGATTGAACATATTAAAACTATTATTATCTTGTTTCTCAACAACTCCACCATTATTATATCCTCGTATACGACCCCTACCACCACCGCCCATAGGCGCACCCATATTGCCCATACCAGTCGGGTCTTGTCTAAGACTTAATGGGTCAACAAGTTGATTTGGTATAGTATTAAGGGTTCCACCACCACCAGCATCCTTTAATCTAGTGCTTTGAACTATTGCTTCTCTATCACCAGCACTTTCATCCTTTGTACTAGGTGCTTGTTCTAATGCTTTACGAGATGTATCTGCCCTTGCTGTTTCATTTTCAACTACCTTATCCTTTTCAAGCAACTTGCCCAAACCAATACCACCCAAAGCTACTGCACCTACACCAAAAATAAGCGGGTTTTTAGCAATAAGTGCTAAAATTTTTGGCGTAAACGTCACCAATAACCCAGTAATTGAACTTATCAACCCACCAAGTCCTGTTCCAAATATTAAATATCCTCCAAGTAAAGCAGGCCACCAATCTCCTAAGAACTTAATAATACTATCAATTTTCTTTCCATTCTCTTTATCACCAAACCAATCAAGCAACTTAACTAGTGCTCTACCTAAGAATATAGTTGTAAAGAATTCAATAATCTTATCAAAGATTGACTTTACAGGAGCAAGAACTTTTTTTGCTGTCTTCAGTAATACATTATCTTTCTTTTCTAACTTACCTTCTCTTACAGATCTCTTTTCTCTTTCCCCTTTCTTCCTTTCCTTATTCGTTTGCTTTTCTTCAAACTTTTGATCCTTCTTTATGACCTCAAGAATACTATCAATACCCTTAAGAATATCATCAAAATTACTTTTAGATTCTTCTTCTACTGGATCAACATTAATTTTTGGTTGTTTTGGTACAACTAAAGCACCGCCACGGCCATCAAGAGTTTTTGTCCCTTCATTATCTGATTCTTTTTTTCTATTCAGAAAGTTTTCAACAAATCTACTAAACTTATCACTATCATTTCTCGTCTTAAATCCTTCCTTCCTTTCTTCACTAGTCAGTTGCTCACCTTCAATGGTGCCATCTGCTACTAACTCATCACGATACTTAGCATACTTATCCTCACCAAAAAATTTGGAAGGGACAATTGCCGATGCCTTAACTGTAGTTACCTTTGGTTCGGGAGTTTCTTCTGCTGGTTCATCTTGAATAGAACCTAACAGGTCATCAAGACCCTCTGGAATATCTTCTTCTTCCTCTTCTTCATCAACCATATCTCTTGCCATTTCATGCAAGACGGTATCATTACGACCTTGAATGATTTTACTATCAACCTCACTTGTCTCTTTATCATTTAAAGAATTATAATGCTTAGACAATATAGCAATCTGTTCGTCAGAAAGTTTGGCGACAAGATCCTCTCCCAGCTTTATGCTGTAATTTTCTCTTATCTGTGCCTTACTTCTTCTAGCCATTTGTTGTCTGCTGCTTTAATTTCTCATCTTCAAGATGCGCTTGTAATAAACCAACATAAATGTCTCTTTCCCAAGGAAGAAGATTCTCAAGTTCAGTTAATGAATATTTATGGTACTGCATTAAGGCAAAATTGAGACGATAATAACTCTCAAGATCCATATGGATCATGCCTACGCGAAAAAACTTGACAGTCCCTCCAAGACAACCACACTTTCTACTTTTGTATTTGGATTAGTTACAGTAATAGAATGAGACAGTTTAGGCATGGTCTCAAAGAACTTTTCAATGTCTTTAAACTGTGTAGAGTTCATTGACTCAACAAATTCTTTAATCTCTTTCTTAGTACAGTCGGCAGATGCCCAAACCTCTTCCTCAGTATAAATTTTATCAATACAAGTTGCAATCAATTCAAATGATTGGTCCATCGCATTCTTATCAGCGAAGTCAAAGTTGTTCTTAATGAACTGATCTAAAGATGGATACTTCATCTCCATCATAATGGTAGTATCAATCTTAATTTGTTTGCTATGATTTTCATTCTTCTCAATCTTAATCTCATCAAGGTCAATACTTACAGGAACTTGCGTCGTACCATCATCAGGACAAACAATATTAACTTCAATCTCTTCGCCAACAGACTTGCCCCTGATGTTGAGGAATAAGTATTCAATATCAAATGTAGGAAGTTTCTCTACCTTGATACCCTTTGTAATAATACAATTTTGAATAACTGTTTTGATTGCATTGGTGATTTGCTTAGAATCTTCACTCTCCAAAGCAATGACTAATACCTTTTCTTCTTTAACTAGAAAGGGTCTGTATGTGATGCTTTCTTCAGTTGATGGCAATTCAAGTTCATATCTTGGCGTAACAATCTTTGGTAAAGGCATAATATCCTATAAAGTTCAGTGAAATTATTTAGTACATCAAATAGGATCTAATCCAAGTGCCTGTCTAGCGGTTAAGAGTGGTCCATCACTTCCACCATCCATCCTTCCGCCAGTAGCAGTGTCTCTTTCTACAAATGGTGTTCCGGGTCCATTAGTGTTTCCAAATGAATCGTATTCATTTGTTTTTGGTGGTATAACAGAAGATTCTTTAACTCTAGTATCACCAATAATATATCTAAGATAAGTCATGGATACAGTGCATTTTAATAAATCCGTAGACCCATATGACAAAGGCATTGAATTTATTGCGATCGGATATGCCGCAATGAAATGATAGTTTAATTTAAAACCATCATCTTTTTCAAATTTGGATACTTTCATACCTGTTTTATATTCGCGAGGATACTTTACTTTATAATCGTATTCCGTTTTAAATCTATCATCTTGTGTATCATTACCAACAATAAAGTTAATCCATCTTTCAAAGTATCTAATCTGCGAATATGTTTTCCCTTCAACATAAAAAGTTAAATCTATTCTATCATCATACATCCTTCTATATGCATTTCTCTCAGTCACACCGTGACGATCGCCTGTAATCTCTTGGGTATTTAAAGACACTCCAGGAAGAGATGCCTCAGAACAAGACATATAAAACTCATCTGCATCTGTTTGATTATAAAAACCACGTAACACCGATGGTGGGGTTATAGTAACAAAAAATTTCGATGTTAATGACGGTCTTAATAACGCACTTTTTATTTTTGCTACAGATCTACCAGTTGCCATCTAAATAGTTTTTGAGGTTATATACTATGTATGGCAGAAAGTAATAAAAGTAAGTATCATCCCTCTTACCCCCAAAAATATAAAGGTAATCCAAATAATATTATCTGTAGAAGTAGTTGGGAAAGAAAATTTTGTAGATACTGTGATCTGAATGAACAAGTTCTTGAGTGGGGCAGTGAAGAGTTCTACATCCCATACATCTCTCCGGTAGATAATAGAGTTCACAAATACTTTCCAGACTTTATTATGAAAGTTAAGGAGAGCACAGGTAAAAATAAAACATATGTGATTGAAGTGAAACCTAAGAAACAATGTGCTCCACCAAAGAAACCGAAGAGGCAGACAAAAGGTTATCTATATGAAATGAAAACATATGCTGTCAATCAAGCAAAGTGGAAAGCAGCACAAGAATTCTGTGATGATAGAAGAATTGAATTTAAAATCATAACAGAAATCGAACTAGGACTCAGATGAACCGTATCGAACCCATACTTAAAAATCTAAACGATACTACTAATGCTGAGAACCAAATGGAGATGATTATGGAGGCACTGAACGATACGGTAACTCCTGCTCCAACTGGAGGAACCATTTGTACGTTTGTTTATAATGCAAAAACTCCTGGTATTACATATGATCAGCATCCTTTAGTTGTTGTGACTGATTTATTTTCTTGGGGATTCCGTGGTCTCAATTTTCATTGGCGAAAATCACGTCAATATACGTGGGAAGAACTAGCAGGTCAAGTCTATATTTTAAACAGAACTGAACTTGATGACTTGTTGTCAATACAATATGGAAAATTCATACTAAATAAATAAAAACCCTGCGTAATGGCGATACAGAGATCTCAAAGAGCGTTAGGTAGTCCTAATCCCATCCCAACTATTTTAGAAGTTAATGACGAGACCGGTGAAGCTTCTCTGTATTTAATCGATGCGATTGGTGGTAGACAAGTAATTGCAACAGCAGATAATGTTGGTGATAATTGGGATGTAAGAAAAAGATTTCGCAAAAGATGGAATTCTCTACAAGGTTCTAATTTAAATGATCAACAATTTTCAGACGTATTTAATGGCGATTTAAAGAAGACAATCAATAAGGATAAAGCAAAACTTATCAATGATACCTCTAGCGATTTACTAAAGAAAACTCTGAAAGATGCTGGTGTTCCTGGAGTAAAAGATCCATCCACAGGAACAACTGAATCTGATACCACTAGTACCCCGTCTACGGCAAATAATTCAAGTAATCAAGGTGGAGATTCAAGTAAGACTTCAAGTGACCCTAACAACCCCAACAAAGGATTAGATATAAAAATTCTTGCAGGAACTGATAGTGGGATGCCATCAGGTAGCTTGAGGTATCCTATTGATATGAGTGATAGTATGAATAAACTCCAGATTAATATTATTGAATATAAACCAAAAGGAATTGCAAGTACAAAAAGTAGTAGTAGTGTTGAAACACCAGCCAGACAAAAGGGAAAAACCTTAGTTAGTATCTTTTTACCGGTTCCTGGTGGTATTTCAGATCAAAACCAAGTCTCTTGGAATAAAGGTGATATGAATGCTCTACAACAAGCTGCAGCACAAGTTGCTGCCGGTTTTATAGAGGGTGGTCCAAAAGATGCCGGTGAGGCAGCAGAAGCTATTGTTGGTAAACTGCAAGGTAATAGTGAAGCGGTAAAAAGATTAGCTGCTAGTGCAATGGCAGGGCAAGCTGCAGGTCTTGGTCAAGGGTTACTTACAAGACAGACTGGTGCTATTATCAATCCAAATACTGAGTTGCTATTTAATGGACCAACAATGAGAAATTTTGGATTCTCGTTTAATATGAGTGCAAGAAGTGAGAACGAAGCAAAAGATATAACTAAAATTATCAGATCACTGAAGCAGGGAATGTCTGTTCGTAGAAGTAAAAGCGGATTGTTTTTACTCTCCCCACACATATTTGAACTTAAGTATCTTGCAGGGTCTAATCAACCAAATCCACATTTAAATAGATTTAAAATGTGTGCTATGACTGGATTAAATGTTAATTATACGCCCAATCAAACATTTATGACGTTTGAAAATAATATGCCTGTTGCATATCAAATTGATATGCAATTCTCAGAACTTGAACCAGTTTATAATGATGATTATAAAGATGATAACACTGTAGGTTTCTAACATGTCAAACTATTTCAGAAGATTACCAGACCTAGAATATATCAGCAGATTAAAAGATTCTGGATTATCTGATTATATTGTAGTAAAAAATCTATTCAAGAAAGGAATCTTAAGAGAAGATATCTATCAAAATATTTCTACGTTTGAAAAGTATAAAATTATTGGTGACGAAAGACCTGATAATGTAGCAAAAAAAGTATACGACAACTCTGAATTAGACTGGTTGGTATTAGTATCAAATAATATCATTAACATTCAAACCGAATGGCCTATGAACCAGAACGATTTTGACGAGCATCTTCTTTTAAAATATGGTACATATGAAACATTATACAGCGAAATACACCACTATGAATCAAAAGAAATTAAAGATGCAAATGGTGTAGTTCTTTTACCAGAAGGTCTATGGGTTGATGAAAATTATGAGTTTATATACACAAACCCTCAAGGCATTCTTGAAAAAAGACGACCTGGATTACCAATTACAAACTATGAATATGAAATAAACCTAGAAGATAATAAGAGAAATATAAACATACTCAAACCAAAATACGTCAATCTAGTTATTGACGACCTTGAAGGTATTATGGAATACAAAAAAGGTTCCACTCAGTATGTGAGTGAAACCTTGAAGAGAGGAGATAACGTTAAATTATATTCTTAATTACTCATTAGCAAGACGTTGGAAGTATGATAGAGCATCATCTTCATCACGGTCAGTAGATGCTTCTGACTTAGCACCAAGGTTGTTCAGTTCAGTCTTCAGGTCTTCAGTCAATTCAGACTGTGGTTGACGTGAAGAGAAGTTGGGTGCATAAGAACCACGATCATTGTCCTCATTATTGGTCTCTTCATCATAGCGAGCAGGTGCTTGCTTCTGACCTAGAACCATCTTCAGACGCTTCTCCAGTTGCTCATAGGACTTGAACTGGTCAGTAGCAGTCAGAGCAGTCAACGAATACTGCTTCTTCCACAGTGCTTCCAGAGCATCGTCATCATCTAATAGAGGAGACACACGGTCAAACTCAGAAGAGTCATAGTTCCAGTAACCTGCAACTTTCTTCAGTTTGAGTTTGAAGTTAGCACCCTGCCAGAAGTCAAAAGGATTGATTGGAGTTTCATCCTCAAACTCAGGTTGCATTGATTCCATGACCTTGTCAAAGATCTTCTTACCAAACTTATACAGGAAGACTTTGCCTTCGTTCTGAGGATTTGCTTTGTCCTGCACAACATAGATGTTGGCATAGTATGACAGTTTGCGCTTCTGCTTACGAACAGTATCCTTGTCTGCTTCGTTACCACTGTTCCACAGTTCACGGTTGTGCTCTGATACAGGGTCTTTACCACCGGCAGTAGTCAAAGAGTTCTCAATGTACCACCCACCAGGAC